CAGAATATTCTTCTAAGCCCTTCATTATTTCACTAGCGAGGTTTTCAATTTTTACATTCATCTACTCACCTTCCTACATCTAAACTTTATAAATCTATTTTTATAGTTCATAAAATCAATAGAGATGATATTGTACTTTTCATCATCAAATAGAATTCTGTACTCTGAGGTGTTAATATTCTTCAACCTATTTTGAAATCTTACAGTAAAAGAAATGTCTGACCTATCTACTTCCATCCCAAGAAATATTTCTTCTCCTTTACCTTGAAAAGATATATAGGTTGATGTTGTTAGATAGTTCGTCCATACTGATTTATGGTTTCCAATTTCATCTACCTCAACATTTTTATTTTGAAAGGTTATTTTTCTATTTAAATCCGATACCCTCATTAGAACTCAGCCTTTCTCATTCCAAATAATAAAGCCCTTAGAGTTAAGTTTAGTTCAGAATAATCTGCCTCTTCTCTATGCTCATAAAGATAAGCAGTCATATAGAGGACAGCTATCTTTCCATTTGGATTTTTAGAAAGGTCTTCTTCACTATCAACCCTGGCTACATCCATGGAGTGCTTTATTGATGATTGGATGAGAGAATTAATCATCTCATCCTCATCATCAAAATCCACCCTTAAATAGGACTTTGCCTCCTCAAGAGTAATCATAATTTACTCCTTAGGCAGTGGCACCGATTTTTAAAAGTTTAACTGCTTCTCTTAAAACTAAGATTCCATCAACTCTTTCTTTACCTAAGAAACCAACCATGCCATTTCCTGCAAATAGTTCTTTTAAGTCTTGGAAAGACCTATTTCCTCTATCTCCAATCTTGTAGTATGAAAAATCACCAAAGGCTACTGCAAGTTTTCCTTTTTCAGCTTTTGGAGCAAAGGCAGATGTATAAGCAGGATATCCTAAAAGTCTGTCCGGCTCTCCATCTTTAAGTGATGGTTGCCAAATATATGCACCATTAACATCCTTAAGTTTTCTAATTTGAGCAACTGTTGCATCATTTAAAATGAAGGCTGCTTTCTTTCTATATGGTCTATCTAGAGCGTAAACTAAGTCAATTAGTTCATCAGCAGTAATTGTTTGAGCCTTTGTTGTTAGGCCAAGTTCTCCACCCTTTTTAGAGTCAAAAATTCCTGTAGGCTTATTTACTCCATCGCCATTTAAAAAAGCATCCTCTTCAGCATTTGCTAGTGCTCTAATAAATTCTTCAGTGATGTATTTTTCTAAATTAAAGGCTGCATCATAGAGAAGTTCTTCAGTAACTTTAATACCAACATGAAGTTTATGTGCATCAAGGGATACTTGGTCGAATGTACCATCTCCAAAGGTAAGTTGACCACCTTCTTCTACCCATAGAGCAGCAGGCTTTGTAGCTGCAATATTGATTTTATGAAGTCCTGAAGTTTGAACTTTTGTAGCTAATTTTCTTACAATATTTTCATTTTCAAGACCATTTACGATATCTGCTTCCATTTCTTCTGGAACTAAATATCCACCACTTTCATCTGTTCCGACTTTTAATTCATTGGAAATATCTCTAAAGTTAGTTCTTAATGCCTTCATCATAGACTTTTTATAGACATTTCTTGCTCTCATTGGCTTTTCTTCTTCATTAAAAGTAGCAGGTTCATTTGTCAGTGCTTGAGTTGTAGGTTTTTCTAAAGTTTTATCCATTTCTTCTTCCCTCTTCTTTCTCTCAATTTCACGAGTATAATTCTCGATAGTTCTCTCCATCTCTTCATATGTTTTAAAGTCTTCATCAGACATTAGACCCTTTTCATCTTTCTTAGATTCAGCAAATGCCTTTGCCTCATCCCAAGCCTTAGTTCTCTTTTCTAAAAGCTCTTTAATATTCATAGTTATTTCTCCTCCCATTTGTTTTTAATTTTCTTTAGTCTTTCTTCTACTTCGCTCATTGAATGAGTCTTTACCTCTTTATTTATCTTTGTTAAAAGTGAGTTTGTAACTGCTCGTCTTGAAAAGACCATGTTCGTAACTTTTTCATCTTTTCTTCTATCAGTGAGAGTTCCATCACAAAAACCCATCTCAATGGCCTTATTCTTATCAAACCAAGTTTCTCCATCCATTAGATTAGAAATCTCTTCTCTGGATAAACCTGTCTTAATCTCATAAGCATTGATGATTGATTCCTTGACTTCCTTTAACATATCTATGGCTTTTTGCATTTCTTTTGAGTCACCAATGGCTACAGTTAAGGGGTTGTGAATCATCATTAATGAGGTAGGACTCATCAATACTTCAGTTCCTGCCATAGCAATGACTGATGCTGCTGATGCTGCAAGCCCGTCAATCTTAATAGTCACATTTCCCTTGTGCTCTAAAAGCATGGTGTAAATTCTTGATGCAGCTATACAATCTCCACCAGGAGAGTTGATCCACACAGTTATGTCTCCACTTTTATTTTTTAATTCTTCAAAAAAGAGCCTTGGCGTGATTTCATCATCAAACCAAGACTCTTCTGCAATAACTCCATCTATATAGAGTTCATTTGAATCCTTTTTCCAATTCCAAAATATCTTATTGTTCTTCATTAGGATTTATTTCTTCTCCTTTCTGCTGATAAAAACTACCAGCTTTATCAAGTGGTAGCATATTTCCATTTACAAGGTATAAGTCACCACCTTCTTCAGCTGATATCCTATCTAGGTTTTCTAATTCTCTTATGTCATTTGCACTCATCCAGCCATTTTGTCTTCCTACAGCATATCCATTCATCCTTGATTCATAGTCTCCCCTCAGAAGTCCATCAAGATTAAATTTAATAAAGTAGGATTCTTTTTCTTTCTTTGTTAATAGTGCTCTTTCCAAAGATTGCTCCCAACGAACAATCCAAGGGTCAAGAGTGTATTTAACAAATTCAAGCGACTGCTGTTCTATATTTGAAAATGACGACCTTTCCAAGTCACCAATCATATGAGGTGGTATTCTGAATATCCTTGCTATCTCATTTAACTGAAACTTTCTTGTTTCCAAAAATTGGGCCTCACTTGGTGCTATGGCTATGGGTTGGTATTTCATCCCTTCTTCAAGTACAGCCACTTTATTGGCGTTCTTAGGCCCTTGAAAGGCAGCATTCCACGACGCTCTAACTCTTTCTGGGTCTTTAATAATTCCTGGGTGTTCTAAAACTCCACCTGGTTGTGCTCCATTTTGAAAGAATGATGCACCATAATCTTCACAAGCCATAGCCATTCCAATTGCGTTTTTAGCCATGGTGATTGGTGAGTATCCAATAAGGCCATCAAAACCAAGTCCGGGTATATGAAGGACATCTTCTTTTAAGAGATAAACTTCTTCTGATTTATGATTGTATTTATAAAAGATTTCTCCATCTTCACTTCTCATTACAGTAATCTTGTTTGGCATTAAGGGGTAGAGACCAATAACCTCATTTCTTCCATTACGAATTATCTGAGCATAGGCATTGCCCCACAATAAAAGATGAGTCATTAGTGTTTCTCGAAATACAAATGAAGTCATCTCAGTATTTGGCTCATCGTGCAATAGGAAATATATGGCATGGTCTTTTGCTTTTTCCTTAGAGTTTGAATCCCCTCTTTTATATAAATGAAGAGGAAGTCCTGCTAAGGTTTCAGCAAGAACCCTCACACACGAATAAACTGCTGTCATTTGCATAGCAGTAAATTCGTTGACATTCCTTCCTGCTGTTGTTCTCCCAAATAAAAAAGACGATGAAGATATCCTCTCCCCGTCTTTAGGTTTGTCTCTCGACTTGAATATTAAGTTTAAAATGTTTATATTACCACCTCCTAAAATTTTAATCATTTGTGATATAATGTTAATATATTTACTGGAAGGACA